GCTTTATTCAGTTTTGAATTTAGCACATATTCAAGAAGACCTGCTCAACAAGACTGTAGATATGCAATCGTTAACAGAAAATCCACCTTTACTCTGTCCTAAAGATTTTTTTGATAATGATGATGTAGAACTTTATCCAGGAAAAATTATTACTTATGACCAACAACTGTATACATCAAGCAGTATACAGCCTATGACTTTCCAGAGCAATATTTTTATTAATGATATAACCTTCCTTTCAGACTTAATGAGTGAAATTTGCGGAATTTTCCCCAATATGCTTGGAGCAGAAGAAAGCGGCGATAAAACTGCAACAGAAATAAATGTTAAAGCACAAGGTCAAACAACTCGTTTATCTATGGTATTAGATATTATCAATCAATACTTCATTATCCCGACCGTGAAAAATGTAGCTCAACTTTGTGCAAATTTTAAATTTGGAACTGAACAAGTTTTTCTTAACAAGGATAATAACCCTGAAAATGTTATTATTACTGATGATGTAAGACAGGGTGATTATCGTTATACATATTCTGACAGAAATTCTATGACAGAAAGATTTAGTTTTGCGGATATGGTTATACTTGCGGTCGAACGTTTTGCTAATCATATTCCTTTAAATGTTCAGTCTATATTTGTCTGGTATATGGAACAAAAAGGAGTAGAGAATCCTGAAAGATTTTTGCAATCTGGTATGGAAATTCCGCTAGAAGTTCAACAAATACTATTGCAGAATCCGGCTGTACAGGAATTGATTAATAATATTCAAGCTCAAAAAGCTAACAATAAGCCAAATATACCAGATAGTGCTGAAATTCCAAGAAATACCCCTGAAAGTAAAATGCAAATTTATGAATAGAGATATTATTGCAAAAAAATATGACTTAATCACTTCTGACGATTATTCAATGATTAAGTCATATCAACTTGAAAATATTGTCAAGTTAGCAAATTCAGACATTAACCCCTTAATCCTACAAGGAATGTTAAAACTGATTGCTGATACTGACAAATGGAAATCAGATTTTTTTAATGAGAAGCGGAATGCGAGCAGAGGCTGAAAGGATTGCGAGGAGCAATCCTGTAATGCCGTTTAATGCGAGCATCTAAGAAGCGAAGGAGTTAGATATGTCAACCAGTGATGATGCAAATTTTTCTGTCCAAGAAGGACAAGCAGGTAATGAATCTTTGGAAAATCAAATAGACAGTATTCTATCTGAAGATGATATTACAAGTCAAGAGCCGTCAAGTACAGAAATAGATAATGAAAACCCTACAGAATCCCAGAACGCAGAAAATCAGGAGAAACCTGATTACCCTGAAGAATTTTTAAAAAGTGACGGAAGTTTAGATGTTGAAAGCCTGCTTAAATCTTACCAAGAGTTAAAACCTTTGGCGGATGAAAAAGCAAACTGGGAAGAAGAGAAAGAAACCCTGCTGAAACAAGCAGAGCGTTCTAAACAGTTAGAAGCTCAACAGCACGCTATTGCCGAACAAAGCGGATTTCAAAATCAGGAAGATATGCAGTTAGTTATGGAAATAGCTAACGCACAGGCTAATGAGTATGAAAGATTTTTACATACCGTAGCTGAACCAGATAGAGTTCGCGGACTCCTTGCATTATATCGAAAAGTTCCAACCCCTGAACTCTTATCTCAAATCGAAGAAGAATTTAGCATTGATGTTATAAAAAGAGCTTCAATTATTTCAGAACGCTGTAAAAATAATATCCAACAGCGCCAGAATGTTCAACGTTATGAGCAATATCAAAAAGAAGCTAAAGAATTTGTTTCAAACGCTATTAAGAATTATCCTGAATGGTTTGACATCCCAGAGTTTGTAGGATTTTTCAAAGAAGCTTTATCCGTCAAGGGTGATGCCTTTGAAACATCAAGACTTATTCAACACTTAGAAAACCTTAAACAAGTTTTTCGCAAGCAGTTTCTCGAAGAACAGAAACTTAACTCTGAAAATGAGAAAGACAAAGATTTACTAAAAAATCTTAGTCCTAAGGCAAATCCTAAAACGATTCCCCACAAAAGGTTAGAGGATTATACGGACGCTGAACTTGAATCAGCAATTGAAGCTTTAGTTTGAGAGGAGATTAATATATGTCTGATGAACAGTTAATGATTACGACCTTTACCAAAGCATACAATAAATACATCTATGATGAAATGGTAATAGGGCAATTAGCTCATACCGAGCTAAAAGATGGTGTCAAAACAGGTGCTGAAGTTGATGTTATAATGCCAGCTATGGTTAATCTATTTGATTATACTGGCGGTGATTTGAATGATGCGGAATTGACAACGACTACTACCGCTAAAGTAAAATTTGATAAAGGTAAAGCTTTTCACTTTGAAGTAGATGAAGTCAAAAAACAACAGATTGAAAACGCACCAGACTTAAAACAGAAAGTTGAACTTGCAAAAGAATATTCTTCTGATGCAATAAAACAATTTGCCGCTGCTGTTGATACTGCTTACGGAAATCTTTATACCAGAGCAGGGCATTATTTGTCAGGAGCAAGTAATGCTTCGATTAAACTTGATGCCGACTATGCAAAAGAAATTTTAGCATATATGCAGGCAGAATTTCAGCGCGGTGATAGGAAAGGTCACACAAACTGGATAGACGGACAAATGGTAGCAATTGTTCCGCCGGAATATCAGTTCTATCTCGGTAAACTTGATGATTTCAAATATGTTGAATCAGGTCATAAAAAAATGGCTAAAGGTTTTATTGGTAAATTATCCGGCTGGGATATTGTTGTTTCTAACAATATTGCTTCAGTTATTGAAGAAGATGATAGTATTACTTATTATCCTTTATTTGGTATTAAAGGTAAAACTCTTGCAGGCGGTATTTCAAAAAATCTCAACATGAAAAACTATATGCCTGAAAAGAATTTTAATACCAGATACAAAGGTTATGGCTTATATGGTGTAGGTGCGCCTAGAGCTGATTTCTTAGGAACTGTTAAAATTACTGCCCCATTGGCATTATCAAGCAGAGCAGCTTAATATTGCCCCGAATATTAGAAAGGATTTTTTATGGCTAGAGATGAAATAACTATCCAAACTCCTATTATGGACAATACAGAATCTATCGGATTAAAAACCATTACCCCGAAGTCTGTTACTGTCGCTAATGGTATTGTTCTTAAAAATGCTATGGCTTGCTTGAATAATACTTTATTTATCGTGCTGTCGAACACTGCTTCTTCAGCAGACTCAACAATTATATTTAGAAAAGGGGATAAATACCCGAATACAATGCTTGGCGACCTAACATTGTCTGTAGAGAAATCTTCAACAACAATTTTTCAGGTTCAAGATCCGGCACGATTTGTTGATAATAACGGAAATATAAATATAGACTTTGGTTCTGAATTTACTGGAACGATTTATGCTATAGGAAAAAAAGTCGGATTATAACGCACATACTTAAATAGGGGGCTTTTGCTCCCTATTGTCTTTATTAAATATTTAAAACAAGGAGCTTTATGATTGAAATTAAATTTAAACCAACTGGGCATACTTTTACCTTGCCAGATGAAGAAGCAATCAGAATAGTTAAAGAAGATAGAGGTAATTATCAAGTTGTTAAAGGAAAAGTACCTGAAGAAAAAAAACAAAAAGAAACTAAATCGGTACAGGAATTGGTCGTTAAAGAAGAAAAAACGAAAGATACACAAAGCAATAATAACAACGCTAAAGGACAAAACAAAAACAAATCTAAGGAAACAAGTAAAAAATGACATTGACCTTTCTTACCATATATAATGAAGTCGCAGGTCAAGCGTGGTCTATGTATGACGGAGATGCCGAAAGCGTTGATGAAATGGAAAGTGCCTTAAAATCTTCTATTAATAAGGCTCTTTCAGAGATTTGGTGTTCTTATCCATTCCCTTTTAGAATAAAGACTATGACTATTACAACAAGGGAAGGTGTCAATGAATATGCAACTCCAAATGGGAATATTCTTAAAAAAACAGTATCAGGGAAACAAGTTTATTCAATACGAATAGGAACTAATTATCTGGAGTATCTTGATAATTATGAAACATTGAAAGAAAAATCCGGCAAGCCTGTCGGATTTTATGTATCTAATGAAAATATATATCTATACCCTACTCCTGATGATAGTTATACTGTAAATCTAGAATATTTAACTCTTGCAATCGGAGAAGATGATTTTGGCACCGCTATATATTTTCTCCAGAATGATGAAGATGCAATAAACATTCCCGAAAAATATGAAAATATTTTCAAAAATGCTTTAATCACAAAATCTATGCTCTATGCTATAGCATCAGAAACAGACGAAAACTATTCAGGCTATAAAGAACAATATGATAAAGCTTATAAAATCTTGATTAATTATACATCAGGATTAGAAAAAGAACGCAAGGTATATTGGTAATGGCAACAAAAATTTCTTCATTAAAATGTAATAGATTTGGCGGCATCAGAAGAATAAATGCAACTTTTGCAAATGAATTGATATCCGCTTCTGACCTGCAAAATGTAGAATTATTTAATACTGGAATCAATAGCGGTGTCGGAATAAGAACAACAAAGGGCAATACTGCTGTATGTAAAAGCATACCAACTGATGAAAAAATTATCAATTTATTTGAAAGTGTTCAGGGCAATACCAATTATTGTTTTGTCTATACTGAAAACTCTGCCAAAGGTAAGATTTACTCTTTTGATATTAATACACAATCAGTAACTTTATTGAAAGATAACATGACGGTTACTGGGCAATGCTGTGGGTTAGATATTGCACAAGGCTGGTCTGATTTATTTATTTTTTCTAATGGCGAAGAGCTTCTTAGTATAGAAATGAGTGCCGAAGAAAAGATAAAAATGATGAATCTTGTTGATATGGACGACCGCCAAGTAAAAGGCTTAGGGCTTATCAATTATGACAACAGATTATGGATTTTTAACGGAAATGTTCTCTGGTATTCCGTACAAGAAAATGTCTATGATTTCTCAACTTCTGATGCACAGATAAAAACTTCTGCCGGCTATATTGAATATGTTAAAAACATTACTGCAATAACTCCATATTTAGGCAGTCTTGCTATATTTTTCAGGGATAGTTCAATTCTTTTGTCCGGCGAATATCCTTATGAGCAAACAGATGAAAGTCCTGGCGGTTGTGCAAGTTATAATGCGTTAGTATTTCACGGTACTGAACTTTATTTTTATGATGATACTAAAAAAGGAGTCTTTTCTTTCAATCAGGTTATTAACGGCGATAAAACATTAGGTGATAATATTGCCCTTGATATACAAGAAGAACTTTGTTTTGTAGAAGCCTCTCGACTTAAAGAAATTAGAGCTTTATCTATAGTTTTGTCTGATAGGAATGAAATTTGGTTTTTAATCCCAACATCCGAACCTGATGTAAAAACAATAATGATTTTTGATTATATCCACAAAGAATGGGTAAAACGAAAATGTCCTTATACGACCTGCTTTAATATTTTAAACAGTGAATTATATTCCGGCGGGGAAAATGGCAGAATTTATAAAGAATATGAAACAGATTTATTTGATGGAGAATTTATCCGTAGTTTCTATAAATGTACCCCTCTTAATCTCGGAGTAGATAATACTTTAAAGATTCTTTATTTCCCACCGCGAGTTACTATTGATATGACTTATTCCAGTGATTTTTGGATTAGGTATATCAAAAATTATGATACATTCAAAGCTCCGAAAGTCAAGCAAATAAAGATTAAGACCATGAAAAATGCTCTATATTATGATATCGGGCATTGGGATAAAACATATTTTCCACTAAAAGAGTTAAATTCCATATACAAATTACCTTCAGCAACTTTCAAAACTCTTGAAATTCAGTTATATACTTATGCAAGTGGTGAAGGATTCTGCATCAAAAATATTGAGTTCAGTAAAATCAAAGTAAAACAAATATGATGGAAATTGTAATTCCTACATCTTTCAACTTTAACTATGAAGAATGCAAGAAATTATTTTATGATAATCAGAACCTTTTAGAGGATTTTGGGGATTTTGATGATATCATCAAACAAACATTCTTTTACTCATTCTTTGTAAACGGAGTTCATATTGGGTGTATTTACTATTATGAGATTGACGGCAAGCTATATGTTAATGCCGTTGCATACAGAAAAACACATTTAATTAATATTGAGTGTTTTAAAAAATCTTTAACCTGGTGGAATTGTGATATTTACGCAAGAACACATCACAAAACAGCTATTTATACAATTTTGAAATGCGGATTTAGAAAAATTGGTGAAAACTTATATATCTATAAAAGATAGGAGTGTAAAACATGGGTGGCGGTTCAAGTTCAAAATCTAATTCAAGTTCAACGACTACATACAAAAAGACAACAACAACCAATCCGTATGTTACTTCTGTTACAGATAATAACGGAACTACTACAACATTAAATGATGGTACTGCATACAAAAGTGTCTATGATTATATGAATAAAAATATGGATTCTTTATTAGAAGAATACCGAAACCCTACTATTGAAAGTGAAACTAATCAGGCATTACTCAAAAATTATACACGAACCCTTAATGATGAAAGTAGAAAAGCTTTAGAAAATAGCATTATAAGCCCTCTGGCATCAAGAAATATGCTGCGCTCCAGCAGTGCAACTAATTTGTATTCTGATTTGTCAAAAAATATTACTGATAATATCTCCAACTATACCGCAGAATTATTAGCAAACAGTCAGAAAAATACAGGAGATATGATTGCACTTTTAACAAACGCGTATTTACAGGGGCAAAATGCGGTGAACGGAAATCAAGCTCTGTCATTAACAACAAGCTCCGGCAACGCTACGACAACTGGAACAGGAAGTACAAAATCTTATTCTTATGGAATGTAATTATGTATAACGAAAACGAATTAATCAGAGCTGCTATTGATAGAAAAATCAGGGAATCATTAGCAGCTCAACAGCAGGAAAATAATATATCAAACCCTTTGGATAGAATTAATAATATTGGTAACAAACTTGATTCTGCAAGTAGCATTTTCTCTACAGCAGGAGATTTTTTAAGTAATAATACACCCTTAACTAAGCTTGGCGCAGGAAGTCAAGCGGTTGGAAAGATTTTGCAAGAAGGTGCTAGTAGTATAGCACCTTCTATTGCAAGTACAGCAGGTAGTAGTGCTGCCGGAACTGCTGCTGGTTCTACTGCTAGTGGGGCTGCTATGGCTGGGCCAATTGGGGCTTTAGTTGCTCTTGGGGCAACGGCTATAGAAGGAACAAATCGTAAACGTGCTAAACAAGCTGGGGAACAGTCAAAACAATTAGCAGAAAATGCTATTGAAACCAGAAATCTTAATACTCCAGTCTTAAACCCAATACAAACTACTCCACAGAATAATAATCAAATCTCTACACTAGAACAAAATGGCAGAGTTGATAATAATACATTGCCAACTCCTATGCCAGAATTACAAGTTTCTCAAAATCCTGAAGAAATGCGTAAATCCGCTTTTGGAAATATTGCCAACGGCCTTGATGATTTTCTGGCAGGATATAAAGAAAATAAGACACAGGGTTTTCATTTAGATAATCTAAAAGCTGATGATAGTAAAAGTATAATGCAAAGACTGGGAGAAGGAGCCGGCACAGTTGCAAGAGTTTCGCAAAACCCTGTCGTTCAAGGAATTATCGCTGGCGGACTTTCGGGTTTATTTTCTGGAGATGCACTTTATGGACTAAGTTCCGCTTATAAATATGCAAATAGTAAATATAAAGCCAATTTGTTTAAAGATATTCTAGCACAGCAAGGTTTAGATGTCGATAACAACAACGGCATTATAGATGCAAGTGACCTTGCTAAAATTTTAGTTTCTCGAAGATATCAAAAAGATTTTATGTCTAGAGGAGAATACGACAGATTTAGACTTGATAATGGTGAACTTAGTATTGATGAATACAATTCACTTATTAACAACCCTGACTATAATCCTGATGAAATCCTCAATATTGCAGGTCTTGGGAATATGGCGAGAGCTAATAGATATTATCATCAAAATAAAACTGACAAACTTAATAACTTCATGTCTATGGATGAATATAATAAGTTACGAGTTGATAACGGTTTAATTACTCCAGAAGAATATGAAAAAATTATCAACAGTCCTGACTATAACCCTGATGAAATCCTCAATATTGCAGGTCTTAATGCGGTTTCCAAAGCAGGAAAGTATATGCAGGATAATAAAGAGTCAAGAAGTAAAAACTACTGGAGAAGTCAAAATAAAGGTCAAAATGTTATCAGGGTTGAATACGGGCAAAGACCTGATACTCACAATTACACTCATGTTACTTATGGAGAAAAACCTGAGAACAAGAGTACAACTTATATAAAATATGAGAACAAACCCCAATCTCACAAACCTCAAACAACCGTACAATCTAAACCAAACAAACCCGTTCCAGGTTCCAAAACTTCTACTTCAAATACTGAAAGGGTTCTGGTTATGGATAAAAACGGAAATACAGGTTCAATACCAAAAAATTATCTTTTGGATGCACTAAAAGAAGGTTATAAATTAATCAGGGGTAAATAACGGGGATAAAGACTATGGAAAATACCTTAAATAAATATGATTTCCAACCTGATAATAAGTTTGACTTTCAACCTGATGAACAAAATTTAAACAATAAGTTTGATTTTCAGGCTGATGATGTGAAGCCGTCAGAAGAAACAACTCCAATGCTGACAGGAAAAGTCGAATACATTTATCCCTTTGATTCTATCCATAATGATAAATCTCTATCACAGGAAGAGAAAGCTCAAAAGATTCAAGAATTTGGGGAACGTGAACAAAAAAGAATAGAGAAAGAACATAAAATAAAAATGGCTAAATTATATGGCGGTGCTGCTTTAGAAATAGGCAGTGCTGCCATACCTTTTGGCGGAGCAGCTAAATTGGGCGGACAAGTTGCACTTAAACTTGCTAAGCCAGCCTTTTCAGAAGTTTCTAAGCGCGTTATTGCTAAAAACATAGGGAGCGGTATCGCTTCTGGGCTTGCAAGTGGAGCAATGTTCGGCACTGGTGAAGGTTTAATGCAGGATAAAAATATGTCAGGTATTGCAGAGGAAACTCTAAAAGGTGCAAGTGAAGGGACTTTAGGTGGCGGTTTAATTGGCGGAGTTGCAGGTAAATTGGCAACTAAAATTGGAAGGACAAAAGATGTCATTCAAAAAACGCGTAAAAGACAGCCAATTTCAGGTTCAATAATTGAAGATGAAGTTAGAAATCTTATAAATACCAGATGTTCAAATATCGATTCTGCAAAATTTGATGCTGTCCAGAAAATTAACAAATTTATTTCGCAAATTGATGATATATCAAAAGAACTAAATGTGAATCCTAAAAACTTACGCGAAGTTTTAACCTTTCTGCGAGAGAATGAAGGTTTACCGACTAAAAATCTTAATCGG